GATGCTGCCACTGGTGTTATCAGTACATTGGCCGCAGTTCATAGTGTTAACTCACAAACAGGCGTTGTTGTATTGACAAGTGATGACATTTCTGATGTTGGTCGTACAAACAAATGGTTTACAAATGCTCAGGCTCGTTCAGCTATTACATTAACATCAGATGATGCTACTATTTTAACATACAGTAGCGGTACAGGCGTATTAACTTTTGTAACACCAACTACTGATGCAATTGACGAAGGTGCAACAAACTTGTATTACACGAATAATCGTGCAGATGCTCGTATTGCAGCCGCCAGCGTTGGTGCATTGTCTGACGTTGATTTAACAAATGGTTTGCAAGACGGTTACACACTGGTTTGGTCTAGTGCGGCTCAAAACTTTGTTCCACAGAACATTGCTGTTACAGCCACAACATTAAACTTCACTGGTAACGGTACAACTACATCATTCAGTACAGGCGTTGAAGTAAGCTCAATTGATAACACGCAAGTGTTTATTAACGGTTTAATCCAAGCACCTACATACTCTTACTCACTAAGCACAGTTAGTGGTGTATCAAGTATTGTTATGACTGAGGCTCCGGAACAAGACGATTATATCTTTGTTCGTGTAAGTTCTACTTCTACCTTGACAGCTGGTGGCGTTCTAAACGAATCCAGCTCAATTGATGGTGGTACATACTAATTTAGAATAAAATCTAATTTTAGTTAAAAAAAGGTGCAAGGAAACTTGCACCTTTTCTAATGACTGCATTGTCTAAAGTTTACTAAATAAGCTATCGCTAAGAAGCATAGGAATTTGCTCAATAATGCCAATATTCAGAGGTAAACAATTTGTCAGTGCCGTAACTGACTACAAAGATAGTGTTCGTGTGGCACTTCGAACCCCACTGACCCTGGCCAACACAGTGACCATCATTGACGGAATAACGCTGAACGACAAAGACAGGGTATTATTGGCTGGTCAAAGTCCAGCAACTACCAATGGAATTTATTCCTGGTCATCAAGTACCAGTAGACTCACAAGATCAATTGACGCAGACAGCGGTGTAGAGCTGACTTCTGGTGCCAAAGTGTATGTGGAAGAAGGAACTACCAACGAAAAAACAACATGGATCCTGATTACATCAGGGCCTGTTGTAATTGGTTCGTCTAGCATTATATTTGCCAAAGAAAGCAGGATTGGTCCAGTTGATTTATCTGGAACCTACGGTGCTTCTACCAAAACTCTAACAATAACATTAAACGAGTCTGGCCAAATTGACTCAATTGCCCAATCAGACATAGCTGTTGACGGCGGTGAATTCTAAAATAATTAAGTACTATTCCTGTTTATTGGTTGGTCCTGGTAAATAGCTTTGGAAAGAATGGAACAAACCCCATCAATAGACCAAAAAGGGAGTAGATACTCAAATGGCCAATCAAATCATTTTAAAGCGTAGTTCAACACCGGCAAAGATACCAACAACCGGCCAGTTAGAATTAGGCGAAATTGCTATCAATACATATGACGGCAGAATTTTTATCAAGAAAAATAACGGATCAGCATCAGTTGTTGAAATTGGTGGTGTAACAACCGTCAACACATACGGCGGCGCTGTAGTTCTAAATGCAGATGATGTATTAGAAAAAGCATCAGCACCAAGTAACTTATATTTCACCAATGCTCGCGCAAGAGCCGCACTAAGTGGAACAGGTAGCATCAGCTACAATTCATCAACTGGTGTTATTACAACCACACAATCACTTACAACAAGTGCAAGCCCAACATTTGCTGGTTTAACATTAACTGGCAATGTCGGTATCACTGGTAGCATTGTTCCAAGTTCAGACATCACATATGACCTAGGTAGTGCAAGCTTCCAATGGAGAGATATCTATGTTGGTCCAGGTTCTTTGTATGTTAACGGTAGTAAAGTTCTAGAAGACGACACAGGTACAATCACATTCAGTGCTGATCAGGACCAAAACATCCGTATCAAAACACTTGGTACAGGTATTTTACAGTTGGGTTCAAGCTCAACAAACGTCAACATTGACGGTACAATGCAAATCGCAGCCGGTAAGAACATNACTGACAGCGCAGGTATCAAAGTTAACTTTGGTGACAGCATTGAAATGAACGGTAACAAAGTTATCGGTCTTGGTGTTCCAAGCAGTGCNAACGATGCGGCCACTAAGACTTATGTTGACACAGCTATCAGCAACATCAGCACAACAAGCATTCAACAAGGTAACTCAAGCGTTGCAGTGGTTGACAGCGGTACAGGTACTGTAACAGTCACAGTTGACGGTTCAACAGCTCTTACAGTTAATGCCAGTGGTGTGGTAGTTGCTGGTGACTTTACAGTCAGCGGTACAACTACAAGTGTTAACTCAAACACAATTAACCTAGCTGACAACATTATCACTTTAAACAGTGATGCAACAGGTGCCGCAACACAAAACGCTGGCGTTGAAGTTGAACGCGGCGATGACACAAATGTATCAATTCGTTGGAATGAAGGTTCAGACATTTGGCAATTTACAAATGATGGTGCAACATACAACCCAATCGCAGTCAACACTGACGGCTTAGCTGAAGGAACAACCAATGTATACTTCACAAACACTCGTGCTCGTGGCGCAGTAAGTGGAAGCAGTGGAACTGGTATCAGTTACAGCAGTGGAACTGGTGCTTTTAGCTTGGGTAGTATTCCCAACACTTCATTGACAAACACAACAGTTACAATTGGTTCAACATCAACTGCACTGGGTGCAACATCAACCACATTGGCTGGTTTAACTTCAGTTACTTCAACTGGCTTTACTGGTGCATTAACTGGTAACGCAAGTACAGCAACAGCATTGGCAACAGCAAGAACTATTGCTATGAGTGGCGATGTAGCTTGGACAAGTTTGGCATTTGATGGATCTGGTAGCGTATCATCAGCATCTACATTGGCCACTGTTAACAGCAATGTTGGAACATTTGGTTCTGCGTCATCTATTCCAGTAGTTACAGTCAATGCAAAAGGTCTAGTAACATCAGTTACAACATCAGCAGTTTCTATTCCAAGTGGCGCATTGACATTTACTGGTGATGTAACAGGTTCAGGTACAACAGGTGCTTCAACAGCATTGACAATTTCTGCTTTAGCAGTTACAAACGCAATGTTGGCTGGTAGTATTGCCAACGCAAAACTAGCAAACAGTTCTGTTACAGTTACAGCTGGTACAGGTTTAAGTGGTGGCGGTGCTGTAAGTTTAGGTGGTACAATTACCTTAACCAACACAATCACTCAGTACACAGACGCATTGGCTCGTGCCGCACACAGCTTTGTAGCTGGTAGTGGTGCTTACAACAGCACAACTGGTGTAATCACTATTCCAACTAACAATAACCAAATCACTAACGGTGCTGGTTATGTTACAAGTTCTGGTGTTACAGCAGTTACAGCAACTGGTCCTGTAGCATCAAGTGGTGGCACAACTCCTGTAATCTCTATGCCAGCCGCTACAGCTTCAGTTGATGGTTACATGACAAGTACATTTGCTTCTAAGTTAAATGGTATTGCCGCAGGCGCTACCAATGTAACTAACAACAACCAGTTGACCAACGGTAACGGTTTTTATAGTTCAGGTTCTAACGTCAGCTTTGGTACAGCATCAACAGGTGCTTTAACAGTTTCTGGTGGCATCACTGCTACAGGTGAAATTACAGCTTACTACTCAGACATTAACTTGAAGAAAGATATTGAAGCAATTACAGATCCTATTGCCAAGGTAATGAGTTTGCGTGGTGTTACTTTCCGTCCAAATGATACAGCGTTGGCTTTAGGCATTACTGACAAAGAAGAAGTTGGTGTTATTGCTCAAGAAGTTGAAGCAGTATTGCCACAGTTGGTTGCTCCAAGTGCATTTGAAGGTTTTAAAACTGTTAAGTATGAGAAGTTGACAGCATTGTTGCTCGAAGCAATTAAAGCCCAACAGCTACAACTTGATGCCTTGACAGCTCAAATTGCTAGGCTAGGCGGTTCGGCTACAACCGAACTTTAAGCTCAGGTAACTAGCAAAGGAGATATATTATGCCAACCCTTCCAGCAACTGGATCAGCAATGACTTTTACTAATGTCAAAAAGGGCTACAGCAATGCGGCCCCAGGTGCAGGCTCAAATACCGCATTACGCGGTACACTTGGTGCTTATATTAGCATCAGTTCAGGCGCCGTCAGTTTAAGTTCTACATTTGGTGGTCGAAGTACACCACACAACATTTAATCGTTGTTAAACAAAGAAAGGGCGGCAACGCCCTTTCTTTTTGGTTATGATTTCAGAAAATATTTTGATACATAGTAAGTTATTAAAGGAGTTTACCCATGCAACTGTCACATGTTGAAGTTCTAGCCAGTTCTAGAGCGTTATTGAAGAATGTACCATTCCGTACCAAGTTTGAAAGAGAAAACTTTCTATACGGGTCGGCCAGCGGTCCAAGACTATTAGTTGTTCTTTGCCAAGAAATTGAAGCGTTGAATAATTTGTTCGAGCAAACCAGCAATGAAGACGAACTAGCGTCAGTGCTGAATGAAATGAACATTATTTTAGAAAAAATCAATGAACTAAAAGCCGAAATTGGCACAGACATTGCAACAGCCTTGGAAAATGCAGAACCAGAATTCTGGGTAGAAGCATTGGCCAGAAAAGCCGCAATTGAAGCATTGACACAAAAGTTTAGTTTTGAAAATATGGAACAGATGTTAAAATTACCAGCTGAACTGTACGAAGAAACAATTACCAAGTGCCAAAGTTTCCTTAATGTCATTAATAAGACCACTAGGTTAGCAGAACGCAAGGCAAATTTATCTAATGTGCCAAGTGATGTAGGTGAATAAAACTTGTTAAAGTCCGGAAAAACTATCTTTGATAAACAACCTGCTTTGAGTGAGCAGGTTGTAATCTGCATTCCAACAAACGGAATGATGCATTCATTGAGTGCGTTTTGCCTGACCAACGCAATACGATTCACTGAAAAGCAAGGTATACCAGTGGTATTAGAAATGGATGCAGGTACAGTATTGAGCAATCAACGACAAGTATTGTTAGATAGTGCTATAAACACACATCAGGCAGATCACATCATGTGGTTTGACAGCGACATGACATTTCCAGAAGATGTCATTGTCAGATTACTTGAACACAATAAAAATGTTGTTTGTGCAACATACTCCAAGAGAGTAGAACCATTTCATACCACTGCTTTTTACAACATTGATCCAGTGGAACCAGTGGATGTCAGCGGACACGGACTCACTGAAATAAAATACACAGGAATGGGCTGTGTATTAATCAAGGCCAGTATCGTCAATGAAATTCCAAGCCCACACTTCCCACTTAAATGGCATGCACCCAGTTCAACTTGGCACGGTGAAGATATGGGTTTTTGCGAAGTGCTTTCGCAGAACAATGTTAAAATATTTTGCGACTTAGATCTTAGTCGGGAGATAGGGCATTTAGGGACACAAGAGTTTCGTGTGAATTAGGCAAGCTAATAAAAAACGAACACCAGCGATTTAATTTTTTAAGATTGATACCCGCAGAAATATGATATTCTGGATACATATCATTGGCCAGCACATTACGCATACTTGCACCATCCAACACTGAGCTCATTACAAGTTTAGTCTTGAGACTTTGGTCTAAAATTATACTATTGAGCAACGGATGGTACCACAATTCCTCATTGATAAGACGACGAATTTCCAAGTACCATCTTTCTGTGTGACTGATGGAATTTTTATACAGATTATTTAGAAGAGGGTTGTTAAGCCAGGGCTCCCAACAATGTTGATACTCCAGTTGGTGGTGGGGTCCTGTATAAATGTCAAGTAATTTTTTATTTGGTGCTTTAATTACTCTTAACATTGTTCAATAACCCTTCGAGCGTTTCTTTAAAACCTCTACTGTTAAACATCTTGGCTGTATTGCGATGCAATGGCTGTGGCCACTCCCACATGTTTACCCAACAATAACCTGCACTCTCTGAATCAATGATGGGTACAAATTCGTCTTCACATAAGATTAGATAACTGACATGTCTAAAGCGTTTGTCTCTGGTGGTGAAAGTGTACACATGGCTGATTGCAATGGTTTCTGGAACACCAGGAAAACCTAGTTCTTCACACAGTTCTCTTTTGAGTCCATTGAGGTCACCTTCGTTACCTTCAAGCTTTCCGCCCCATATGCCCCAACACATGCTGTGTGATTCACTAGGGCTTCGCAACTGCATCATTGCTCTGCCTGTTTTTTTACTTACGATTAGTGCGCCTACTGCTCTCATATCTTATAGTTAGTTGACTATGCGCCACCAGCCTTGTTCAAATATTCCTTCAATTGCCAATACCCAATCTGTGCCATTGAAGTATAACTTTTTCATTGTGTTGGCATTGGTGGTATAACCACTGGTGTTGACGGCCTGTGCATTAAAAGAAACAATCCACGAACTTCCGTTGTACTCAATGATGTCATTGGTAGATGCTTCTAAGTTGCCCCATAGGCCATTCATAACCATGTTGTTGGCCAACAAATATCGTTGTCCAACAGCTGATGTAGGAATATTGGCTGTGCCCGGAGAAGATCGTTCTGGATCAATTACACCATTGATCATTGGAATTGTATCAGTTGGCAAAGTGCTGTTATCCATGGAATAGCCAAGTACATTTTCATTTCCAGGAATTTCAACGACCCGCAAAATTATTTCGTTTGGATCCAGTGCATCGCCTAATTTCAATCGAAGTTCGGTTATGCCATTTCTAATACCGCCGTGTATCTCAAAGTGTGATTTCCAACTTAGGTTAGCACCAGTGCTGTCATCATTGTCTTTTGCAGTATTGTCACTGTTGAGCAATTGAACAAAATCTTCGTTTACTTTGATATGGCGATCTTTAAAAGTAATCCATTGTCTGCTGTTTGCAGTCTGCTCATTGAGCACAATGTTGTCCAGGAATGTGGTAGCATCAATTGGACTATTGAAAGCACTAATGTTGGCAAGAATACTATGGATAAGCACTTGCCTTTTTACTTTGGCCGGTGGCGACAAGTAAATTGGCAAGGAGAAAATCAAACTTGCAACGTCAATGATATCGTCTGTTCCTTGCGGAATACTGCGAGCAGTCCAAGTAATGTTCACGAGTTCTACCACTGCTAAACTGGTCCAGTCATATGGATTTTGACTGCTTTGCAAGTTAACACTTGGATTGAACAATAACAAAATTTGTTCAAGCAACTGTAGTTTCTGTTCTGTATTGCTGGTCCAAATGTCCACATTGATTGTTAGATCAAACGGAATAGGAGCATGTCTTTCTAAGGTGTAAGTTTCACCAATGCTATCTAATATATTTCCCTGTGGATCAACTGCCTTCTCATAAATTTGCACAGAATCTTGATGCGACGGATTTAGTCGCCGCTCGGCACTGGGCACAAGCTCTGCAATATAACAACTGATGGCAGGTACACTAAGAATTGTGTTCTCGCTGTTTTTGCGAAGGATGTGTTGACTCATACGATTTGTATCACCGTAGCGTACCGGCACTTGATGATAGTAATCATCATTGTTTGCATCTTTGCCCATCTGAACACTGAAGCCGCCAAACACACGCATGAACTGCAATAGCCAGCGTCTTATTTGTTGATCATAAAAATATTGCTGTGCCATTAATTATCTGCCTTTGGTTTAGTAAACACCTTGCTCAGTGCCTGTCGCTCAGGAACAGTATTAACAGTACCGCCTGCGCCTTGTGTAGTGGTGGTATTTGTATTGTTTATAAAATAGCCAGCATTGACAGTATTGTTGGTCCATTGCATTTCGTTCAAGTTGTCCATAACCCTATGCCATTTATTTCCACGATATACAAATAATCTTGTTGGAGTAAAGTCTGCTCTTTGAAACAACATGCCTTGGTTTGGTGCATCTGGAAAAGATAAGCCACTGTCAACGCCTGTACGATCACTGGAATTTTCAGGGGTAGCAACATGAATAATACTTGTGCTCTGCCCGCTCATTACATTTATTACTGGGACATTTGTAATGTTACCAAGTGGAGTATTAAGATAACCAGTGGTTGGAGTTAGCACTTTTGCTGATTCTACAATGGCATTGCTAATTTGAATTTCTTTCTGATATGTGCTCAATGCATTTTTCAAGCTGTCTTCATCTTCTGGATTGCCTAAGATGCTACGATATTCTTGTGCATCATTCATTGGTGCCACTTTGATGCGCCAGAGATGTGACCACCAAGTTGGACCAAAACCTTCTGCGGCTTTTGATGCATCCTGTACTACATAAAATTTGTTAATACTTTTTGCGTTGGCATCCAACAGTAAATCGTCATTCAAGTGCGGCAACTCAATGACATCACCTGCCATTAATTTTCGACCCAGATGTTTGACCATCTCATTGGTATGGAATGTGATAAACAAGGTATCAGCGTTTAGGAACAGTCCAAATTGGCTCAAGTCAAAGTCTTGGTCGTTGACATTATAGGTACCACGCAATTCATAGATGGTGGTGTCATACACACGATCGCGGTTTTCCATGAACAAGATGTCTTGTATGTCCATTTCGTTAATTTCGGTCTGGGCCGCTAAATTTGGCTTGGCCGGATCTGATCCATCCTCCACTGCCGCTGGACCTAAATATTTGTGGACCAACATGCTGGTACCGCTGGCATCTACCATGTCACGGATCACACGGTCCTGATAGTAATAGTCTTGCGTTTTAGCGTTTTTCCAAAGTGAGATTCTAGGCATAATTTCCTCAGGCCCATTATGGACCTATTTCATCATGCTATTTACCGCTTAGATGTCGCTTGACAGGTTTGCAAAGATAAGTTATAATAGCATCTATACGCTACTAACTTGGAGTAAAACATGGCCACAGCAACTAAACGCACAGTCGCAAAACCCCCTAAAAAGAAAAAAACACTGGGCCGAAGTACCCGTACTGCCAAAGACTCTGGTACAGTAAAATTTGATGCCAGTGGCAAGCCCAAGCTAAAAGCTATCCAAGTTACCGACATCCATCGCATGGGGCACGAACCAGAATGGACCGAACAAGCCACATGGGATGAAGTACAACGCAGAATTCAAATGAGCCGTGCGTTTAACTGGTACAACTACTCTTGTGACCATAAAGATGCCAGGGCATTCTTTGAAGCATACTGTGCCACCAAAGAAGAATTGGCACATTATCCTGCCAAGTTCAAAGCAGTCAATGACAGCCAGTATACTTTAACAGTTGGTTGGGTGTGCCGTATGGTTCTGGCAGGATTTGAACTGCAAAATGATGAGGAGCGTCACATTCATCAGTTGATTGGAAACTTGGAAACTCGTCTTGCATCTGAGAAAACTGTGGTAGTTGATCCAGCAGTACCAGTGGTCAAAAAAGAAACAATCCAAGACAGGCTTGCTGAAAAGTTCAGCGAAGCAATGGGCGAGATTGAAGGAGCAATTGACGAGTTTATGACCGAAGGCAAAGAATTTTCTGCTTACAAATTCTTACAAGGGCAAAATATTTCTGTGCAGTACATTGCCAAAGTGGCCGAATTCATCCAACCTAAAATTAACGAACTAAATGAATTGCTAGAAGGAAGAGACAGCCAGCTCATGGAAGGTTACAAACACCTGAACAAGCGTGACGTCAAAGCATTAATCAAGTTCTACGAGGCAATCATCAATGATGCCAGTGCATACAAGACTAGTAAAATAGCCACCCGTGCCAAACCCAAGCGCAAGCCAGTGCCACCCGAGCGCCAAGTTAAAGGTCTAAAGTATCTTAGAGAGTTTGCTGAGCTTGGTCTTAAGAGTATCAATCCAACTGAGATTCTAGAAATGAGTGAGCTGTGGACTTACAATACCAAGACTCGTAAGCTGGGTCGCTTTGTTGTAGCCATGCATGGCGACATGGTAGTGGGACAGTTGGGCGTCAAGGGCTCTGCTATCATTGGCTTTGATGAGATCAAGAGCACCTGCAAGACCTTGCGTAAACCCGCAGAAAAGCTGGCAGAGTTTAAGACACAAGGCAAGCCCGGATTGCGTAAGTTTATGGATACCATTAGGTCAGTGGAAACCAGGTTAAAAGGACGCATTAGTCCAGAAACAATCTTGCTCCGAGCAATCAAGTAGGTTTTGTAGAGCGTCTCCGGTAAATAGTCTCGGAGACACTATATGGCAGACGACACAAAAACATCCGAACGATCAAAAGTACAACGATTCATTGAGCTTAGTCTCGGCGGTGGAATGGTTGATATTGAACTAGACAAAGAACATTACGACCTTGTAATTGATAAATCCATTGATTACTACCGCCAGCGAAGCAGTCGTGCAGTAGAAGAAAGCTTTATGATTTTAAATCTACAAACTGCTGAAAGCACATATTATTTGCCAAATGAAATCAATGAAGTTACCAATGTTTACAGATCCAGTGGTGGCGGAATTGGTACCACTGCCGCATCGTTTGAACCGTTTGAAGCTGGCTATCTTAACATGTACATGCTAAATGCCACAAGAGGAGCAGGACTTGCAACTTTTGAGTTGTACATGGGTCAACGCAAGATGCTTGGATACTTTTTTGGCGCCAATTTGATGTTTACTTGGAGTTCTGAAACAAAGCGTTTGACATTACACAGAAATATCAAAGGCGATGAACCAGTTATTTTACATACCTTCAATTATCGTCCAGACGAATCTCTATTGGCCGACACGCATTGCAGGCAATGGCTTAGAAATTACAGTTTGGCCAATGCAAAAATGATATTAGGGCAAGCCCGTAGCAAGTTTGCAAGTTTAGCTGGCCCGCAAGGCGGAGTACAGTTGAACGGCAATGATCTGATCACACAAGCGTCAGCTGAAATAGAAAAGCTAGAAGATGACTTGTCAAAGTATTCAGATGGCGGAACTCCACTAGGCTTCATAATTGGCTAAAAAATAGTTGACCTAGTGTCATAGTTGTGCTACACTTAGCTATGACTACAAAAATTATTGGCGTATGTGGCTTTATAGGTTCTGGCAAAGACACAGCCGCAGACTATCTGGTTAACTTTCACGAATTTCGCAGAGATTCGTTTGCCTCAACCCTTAAAGATGCAGTGGCCGCTGTGTTTGGCTGGGATAGAGAAATGCTGGAAGGCCGCACCAAACAAGCCCGCGAATGGCGAGAACAAGTTGATCCTTGGTGGAGTACCAGACTTGACATGCCTAACTTGACTCCTCGTTGGGTCTTACAGTGGTGGGGAACTGAAGTTTGCCGAAAAAGCTTTCATGACGACATTTGGATTGCAAGTTTAGAAGCCCGCCTGCGAAACACCACAGATAACATTGTAATTTCCGACTGTAGGTTTCCCAATGAAATCAAAGCAATTAGAAATGCTGGCGGACAAGTGATCAGGGTAGTGCGAGGAGAAGATCCAGAATGGTACGATATTGCCATAAGTACAAATGCTGGTACTTTCAACCACATGGCCACTGCCTACTCGGATGTACATGCCAGCGAATGGGCGTGGGTTGGTACCAAGTTTGATGCAATAATTGACAACAATAGTACTGTGGATAATCTATATAAACAGCTAGAAATGGTTGTCCAGTAAATTATAAAATCAGTTGTACCGCTAAATATCGTCATTTTTCGTTTTATAGCTAAATATCTTCATGAAGGGTAATGAGAATCCCTTAAGATTACGGAGATATTAAAATGGCTCAGCTAGTTTCCCCAGGCGTAAGTGTATCGATCATTGATGAAAGTGCATACGCATCTGCAGGCACTGGAACTGTACCTGTTATTGTTTTAGCAAGTGCTTCTAACAAGAAAGCACCAGACGGAACAAGCGCAACTTACACTACAGCACCCTTTGCCCTTAAACCACTAATGCTCACAAGCCAACGAGAATTAGTACAATTATATGGTGAACCAAATTTCACCATCGTCGACGGCACACCAGTACACGGACACGAATTAAACGAATACGGCTTGTTGGCCGCTTACTATTATCTAGGCATTGCCAACCGTGCTATCCTAGTACGAGCAGATTTAAAGATGGAAGAATTAGAGCCATCAGCATCTGCACCAGTTGGACCTCCAACCAACGGTCAATACTGGTTGGATACATTGTTTACATCTTGGGGTATCTTTGAAGGCGATGGCACTAAATGGATCAAGAAAAAAGTTAGAGTCACTGTTGGTGCGCCAGGCAATGGCGTTGGTGCTAACGGAGACTATGCAGTAGATGCCAGCACCACAATGCGACAGTTCTATAAAAAATTAGCTGGTGCCTGGGTTGTTTTAAGTTCAGGTGCAATTTCTGCCACTGTTACAATTAGTGCTCACTATAACCGTCCGACTCCAACTGCTGGAAATGTTTGGTTTAAAGTAACAAGTCCAAATGCAGGCTTTGCTCCAGTCATTAAGAAATACAATGCAAGCACAGAGACATGGACAAAACAAGTAATTGGTCCAAACAAAACTGACATGCGAATTGGTTACGCAAACAATACAGTTGCAACTACAGAATTTGGAGATGCACTAAATGTAAATGATCTTTACATTGAATTTCCAGATACCAACGAAGCAAAATTTCAAATCAGGCGTTACAATGGTGATGCTTGGGTTGTAATTGATCCATCAGCAGGTGATGACAAACCAGCAGGTGCAACTCCAGATGGTAAGTTATGGTACGATGCCGGCGACACAGTGGACATCTATGTAAAAGATACAGTTAACGGCACTCCAATTTGGAAAGCAGTCAGCCAAGTTGATGTCAACACTGAAGAACCAGCAAACCCAAGCTTTGGTGATGTATGGGTTGACACAAATGACATGGCCAACTATCCATTACTAAAAGTATATGATGGTAGTGCATGGGTCGCTCGTGACAATGCAGACCAGACCACAGAAGAAGGTTGCTTGTTTGCTGATTTAACAACAACATTAGGTGACACCACAGGAACAGAAAATGGTGCAACAGCATTAGACACAGCACCAAACCCAGCTTACTACCCAGACGATATGCTATTATGGAACAGCGCAATGAGTTCTGGCAATGTTAAGAAATGGGTAGAAGACGGAGACAACAGTCGTTGGACCACAGAGTCTGGCAATATTGATGCAGGTGCCAAAGCCGGTGCTCCTTACATGTTTGACAAAGCACAACGCCGTGTAGTTGTCAAGCGTTTACAAGAAGCATTGACAGACAATCCAGCTCTTCGTGCAGAAACATTAGATTTCAATATTATTGCAACTCCAGGATATGTTGAATGTCTAGACGAAATGATCACATTGAACTTTGATCGTAAGGAAACAGCATTTATTATTGCTGACACTCCGATGAAGTTATCAAGTAGAATGAGTGATGTACATACTTGGGCATTGGGCACAGAAGCAGGCAGTAACGGTGCTGATGGTCTAACAACTCGAAGTGGTGGTGCCGCAATTTATTATCCAAGTGCTTTGTCAACAGACTTGGATGGTAATGATGTTGCAGTTCCAGCAAGTCATGCAGTATTGCGTGGTATTGCCTACAACGACCAAGTTGCTTATCCTTGGTTTGCTCCAGCTGGTTTAACTCGCGGTGCGTTAAGTGGTATCAGTAACTTAGGTTTGGTAACTGCTGAAAACGAATTCATGCCAATAGCATTGAATCAAGGTCAGCGAGATACATTGTATCTTGACAAGATTAACCCATTGGTCAACTTCCCAGGCCAGGGTTTGTACATCTGGGGACAGAAAACATTGTACCCAGCAGACACAGCATTGGATCGTGTCAATGTAGGCCGTTTATTAGCTTACTTGCGTAAACAGTTTGATATTATTGCTCGTCCGTTCATATTTGAACCAAACGATCAAAAGACCCGCGATCGTATTATTTCTGTATTCAATGGCTTCTTAGCAGATTTGTATAGCAAAAGAGCTGTATATGACTTCTTGGTAGTTTGTGATTCAACAAATAATACACCAGCTAGAATTGATAGAAACGAACTGTACATTGATGTGGCAATTGAGCCAGTCAAAGCCGCAGAATTCATCTACATTCCTGTTAGGGTAGTAAACACTGGCGCGATTGCCGGCGGCACTAAATAAGGACAAGGAGAAATAAAATGGCGGTCCAATTAGACAAATTTAATGTACCAGGTGGTAGCACAGGTGCTCTTGTTCAACCAAAGTTAGGTTATCGTTTTCGTGTAGTCTTAAACAACTTTGGCAATGGTGCTGAAACCCTTGAACTAACAAGTCAGGTTGTTAGTGTAACTCGTCCAAGCGTAACGCACGACGATATCACAGTTGATGTTTACAATTCGAGAATTTTCTTGGCAGGTAAACACACTTGGGATCCAATTACAATCACTGTAAAAGACGATGTAACTGGTCTAGTTGCAAAAGCAATTGCCGCACAACTTGAAAGACAACTTAACCATGCTGAACAAAGTTCAGCGGCATCTGGTGAAGGCTACAAGTTTGGTTTGCGTATTGAAAACTTAGATGGTGGCTCAGGTGGCTCTGAAGTTGTTTTAGATGGATGGCACTTGGTTGGCGCATATATTCAAAACGTCAACTACGGTGAGAACAACTATTCGAGTAGTGATCCATTGAATATTACCATAGCTATCAAGTACGATAATGCTAACCACATTGTGATAGATGAACCAGTGTTAGAAGGCGATGCGCCTTCTGACGTATTAGGACCATCAACAGGTGGTGATTCCGGCGGTTAATAACTAGCTTTAATATCAAGTGATAAGTAAGTGTAAGCAGAAATGCTTGCTCTTATTAGGAGAAATAAAAAGGGCGAGAAATCGCCCTTTTTCATTATAACAAATGGCATATTCAAATTTAGCAACACAACTCATTGGCCGGCAGGAAAATGGACTTCCTCTTGAAGGTGGATTTCCTTACCTAAAATTTGCATGGGATGTTGTTCTCAGTGGTGAAGGTATTGGTTCAAGTCCTCCGTTGGTTGCTAAAACTTGTGAGTTGCCACGCTGGTCAACTGACACACAAATTATNAATGTNTANAANCATAAAACAATTGTACAAACAAAATTCAACTACGAACCAATTACCATTAGCTTCTATGATCAATGCAACAAGGTTGCAGATTCAGTNATTTGGAAATTTGTGCATGGACAGTTTGATTGTACAGACGGCAGTAAAAAAGCAAACTTTGAACCAATTGAAGTAAAAATTACGCAAAGGACTTTAGGCGGTGGCGGGATCGGCATGAGCCTGGCAGACAGCGGTGGCGGCAACGACGTCGATAAAATATACACATTGAAGAACGCATTCATTACAGATGCACAGCACGATACCTTGGATTATGCAACCAGCGATGTAGTGTTATGGACTGTGACAATCAGATATGAAAATATGGAATCAGAGTTCTGTGACGGCCAAGCCCAAGATGTCACTACTGGTGTTGCTGTTGCAAAGCCCACTCCACCACCTGTGCTGACCAAGCCAATTGACCCAACTGTTGTTAAACCAGACAAACCAGTCAACGGTTGGGTACAAAATGGTGGNGGTTCTGCCAATGACGGTGATCCAACTTCAGCGGCATTTGGAATTCCGAGAGGAAGAGCTGGCTTAAACAAGCTACCTGGTGATGTTGGATACAATCCAAATATAAATCCAGTCAGACCAGGAAGTTTAAGAAGTCGTCTCACACAGGCTTTGCCGCCGAACCCTAGACCACCAGCACCAGCACCAGAACCTTTTGCGGCCAGACTCTTTAGCGCATCCAGTTCAACTACACCACAATTTGTAGACACAGTTACAATTCCATTGGATAATAATACAGCACAGCCAATCTTGTATGATGCAAGCACTGGTACAGTTTCGCCAGCAACCAGTGGCACTTTTCCAACTCGTGATGAGGCCAGCAAGCAGACGGACTTTTTGTCTAGGCTAGAAAACATGCCCGACTTCAAGTCAAGTACTACGGAATGGCAAACAGCATTTAAGAACAATTTTAATCCTGCCAGCGATTCTCCAAAGGATTTACAAATAGCAGTCAAGCAAGCTCAACTGGAAGCCAACACATCAACACAAAGATATGCACCTAAGGTCAGAGTGGTTGATAGAGAAGTAATCTATAATACTGCGCTAAACCAACAAAAAGAAGCAATTGGTCCAGCTGTTGTCAACGGATATGCACCTGTCAACGCCAACGACACCAAGAGCAATGCACTATCAAGTCAACAGGCCGCCCGTCAACAAAGCTATCAAGCAAACAATCCATTAAAGGGTAATTCAACAGTATGGTAAAAGTAATTCCACAAGTGGACTTTGACAAAGCAGTTCAAAAGATTTTATCAGTTGGACTGTCCAGGATTGCCGCAGAAAACATTGTGATTGTTTTTTGGAATGTGTGTGTGGAAAAAGATTTAAACTTTAAACAATTTGTTGACAAAGCCACCAGCACAGGTAAAATAGATGTTGATCAAAGCATATTGGATTATATCAATTTAACTTTGCCCAACACAGTCAGATATTACAAAGACAAGCCGGCCAAATTGAGTACTGTAATTGCTCGTGAACTATAATGGCCAACAACTACTCACAAGGGTTCTTTACTCCAACACACCCTGAAAAATATGTGGGCAAAGGCACTCCTAAATATCGCAGTGGCTGGGAACTAACATTCATGCGCTTCTGCGATAATCATCCAGGTGTAGTTTCGTGGGCAAGTGAAAATGTACGCATACCTTATCGCAATCCTTTCACGGGAAAAGATACATTCTATGTGCCAGACTTTTTTGTTGTATATCAAAATGCCAATGGTAGACATGCTGAACTGGTTGAAATTAAACCCAAGTCACAAGCATTGATGGAACTTGCCCGTAGCCAACAAGAAAAGGCCGCTGTTGCTCTCAACATGTGCAAGTGGCAAGCCGCCAAAGCATGGTGCCAGCGCATGGGTGCCACATTCCGTATTCTAACAGAAGAAGACATTTTTAACAATGTAAATCCGACTCGGAAGAGACGCAAATAGTCATAAGTAGTTCATGACTAAAAAATTAGAAGAAGTGTTTGGCTTTGCACCGATTGATGAAGCCAATGCTTTACTAGACACACAATCAACTGAAGTTCCTGCGGAAATACAGGAGGAAATAGATACTGCACTGGCGACCATTGACATGGCAACTCGTGTAGATATTGCGTTGCCTACTGTGACAGACATGGCTTCAGCAGAGCGAGAGCTGGATGGGCTTGCAAACAAAGCCCAAGAACAAAGCGAACGCTTGATGGATTTAGGCTTTAATGTAGATGATAGAAATGCGGGCAAGATTTTTGAAGTTGCCGCGCAATTGTTAAAAACAGCAGTGGATGCCAAGACTGCAAAGTTGGATAAAAAGCTCAAAATGGTTGAGTTACAATTGCGAAAGGCAAGAATGGACGGAGAAAAGGGCAACGATAGCAATATCCTCGATGCAACAGACTCTGGCATGATTGGAAACCGTAATGATATTGTCAAAGCCATCCTAAACCGTGTTGGTCACAATAAATAGTCTTATAAGAGGATTTAATTATGCCAACCCTACTAGAGTATATCAGCAAGTTACAGCGTGAACATCGCTACCGTATTAAGATGGTTTTTCGGCCATCTGAAGCACAGTTAGAATGTTTAGAACGCCATATGAAAAAATATGATGCGTTAGAGGTAGGTCGCCCAGAAAAATTAATGCTACAAGCATTACCAATGGATTTTCCACAATATGGTGGAGCAGAAATTGTTATTGTTGATGTAGTGACCCGCTTACCAATTAGTACACCCACATTAGAAGCAGAGCTTCGTGGACTACTATTTTGTCGAGAAGGAACCATTAAGGTATTTGGACGCGACGAACCAATTGAACAACAAATAGAAGATGACAAAGAGCCAAATTATGAGGCCAAACTTTGTACAGATTACACCAAAGAAGAAGCAAATGCTGTTTCAGCAGATGATGCTTCTGGAGATAAGTATAATCAAAGTCTATTAAAAGATTTAGATAATAACCGAGCCGAAGCTCGTAAGAATATCACACAATCTAAAGAGTCAGCAAAAACAAGCCCAACTTGGGAAGAGCCAGCAGATGGCAAAACTAGTCCAGTGGGAACAAAGAAACAGGATATTCCATATCCAACCAAGTCAGGAGCTAAAAAATGAGAAATAACAAATTAACTGAAGGTATCCGCGGCGCAAAAGAAGGCGTTGCTGAATGCTATACAGACGCCATGCAACAAAGCGGACAATCCGAACAAATGTCAGTGACTATTTCTATGCCTGGCAAGAATATTAGTGTCACCACAGACAGCGCAGACGAAATTGGAAACATCCTTCGTTTAGCTGGTATCAATGTTGGTGGCGCAAGTGCTGAACCAGAAATTGCCATTGCAGTTGAACCAGGTGCCATGGGCGGTGAGGCTCCAGAAGCCGAGTTGCCACCAATGGGCGCACAAACAATGGGTCAACAACCTCCAATGGATCCAAGGCTAGATGCTGATGGCGACGGCGATCATGACATGCAAGATCATGGTGCAGAACCAGATGTTGAAGAAGCGGCAGGTGATGTTTCAAGAACTTCCAAAGGCGGAACAGTTACACAAACTGCAACAGGACAAGTTCACAAAGCAGGCCCTGGCAACTACGGCGGGTCAGAAGAAGATCATGAAGATGACACACCAGTTCCGGCAGGCGCAGTTCCTGAA